GGTAATTCGAACCTCGAAATCTCTGGTGTGGATGGGGTTTGAACATGGTGAACTCGCAAAACAGGGGCGATGAATGATCGCCGCCGTCAGTAATTACGATGATGTGCTCAACCAGTTGCAGGTGGCCGGCCTGATTGTTTCATCGCTCGACACCGGGCGCATGTTCCGCTGCAGGGTTGAGGGGGGCGGCAAGGAAAAGCGTGGCTGGTATAGCCTGCATGAGCTGGTGCGCGATGACGGTTCGGTGCTTCTGGTCGGTAGTTTCGGCCAATGGCGCGGCGCTGAAAACAATGCGCAGAAGGTCGCGCTGTCAAAATCCGAACGCCTGACGCCAGAACAGCAAACCGCGCTCAAGGCGCGCATGGCTGAAGACAAGCGCAAGGCAGATGCCGAGCAGAAGGCCCGCAACGAACGCGCCGCCAGAGAGGCCGCCCGCATGTGGACCCGGCTCAGTCACGATGGCGATTGTGCCTACCTGCGCAAAAAAGGCGTCGCGGCGCACGGCGTGCGCTTCACGCCATCTGGCAACATGGCACTGCCGCTGCTTGATGCGCGTGGCGCGATCCACGGCCTGCAGATCATCTACGCAGACAAAGCCAAGAAGGGTCGCGACAAAGATTTCTGGCCAGCCGGCCTTGCCAAAAAAGGCCACTGGTTCCAGATCGGCAGCCCGGACTGGATCTGCCTGGTAGCCGAAGGCTACGCCACCGCTGCCAGCCTGCACGAAGCCACCGGCCTGCCCGTGGCCGTGGCATTCGACGCGGGCAACCTGCTGCCGGTATCGATCGAGCTGCACAAACGCTACCCGCGCGCCAAGCTCCTGATCTGTGCTGATGACGACTATCACAGCGTAGGTAATGCCGGCATCACCAGCGCGAATGCCGCAGCGGTTGCCGTGGGCGGCGCCTGGGTTTCGCCTAAGTTCGCAAACGAACGTCCCACCGACAAAAAAGGCCCAACCGACTTCAACGACCTGCATGCGCTGGAAGGCTTGCACGTGGTGCGCGCCCAGATTGAGGCCCGCCTCACGGAATTGCAGTGGCGCCGCATTGCCCCAGCGGGGCCAGTGGCTAACGGGGGGGAGGGGTCGCGCAACCTCACAGTTGACGGCGTTGAAACCATGCTCGCCCGCTACACCCTGGTGTATGGCGCAAACAGCGTGGCGTTCGACGACCAGGAGCACATGCTGGTCAAGCTCTCTGATGTGCGCGACGCATGCACAAACAAAAATTTCGTGCGTGACTGGCAGGCTGACAGCCGCCGCAAGGTTGTGCGCATGGAGCAGGTTGGCTTCGACCCGACCGAGCGCGATGCCCGCATCAAATGCAACCTGTGGGCCGGATGGCCGACAGTGCCGCAGCAGGGGCGTTGTGAGAAATTGCTCTCACTGCTGGAGTACCTGACTGCCGGCGAAGACAACGCCGAAGAGATCTACACCTGGGTGCTGCGCTGGCTGGCATACCCGATCCAGAACCCCGGCGCAAAAATGAAAACCGCGCTGGTGGTGCACGGCCCGCAGGGCGGCGGCAAGAACCTTTTCTTTGAGGCCGTGCGCGACATCTACGGCGAATACGGCAGCACCGTCGATCAGGCCGCCATCGAAGACAAGCACAACGACTGGGCTGGCCGGAAGCTGTTCCTGATCGCCGACGAGGTGGTGGCGCGGCAGGAAATGCACCACATCAAAAACAAGCTCAAGGGCATGGTTACCAGCGACAAGCTGCGCATCAACCCCAAACACGTCACCGCCCACGACGAACGCAACCACATCAACCTGGTGTTCCTCTCCAACGAAGCCCAGCCACTGGTGCTCGAACGCGACGACCGGCGCTATCTGGTGGTGTGGACACCGCCAGCCATGCCAAAAGAGTATTACCAGGCAGCCGCGGCAGAGCTGGAAGACGGCGGTGTTGCAGCCCTGCATTACTTTCTGCTCAACCTTGACCTGGGCGAATTCGGCCCCAACACCAAGCCGCCGATGACCAGTGCCAAACAAACGCTGATCCAGACCAGCGAAGACAGCGCCGAATCGTTTGTGCTCGAATGGGTTTCCGGCCAGATAGACGGCATCCCGCTGGTGCCGGCACGGTCAGAAGACGTTTACAGCCTATACAAACGCTGGGCCGATCGTAATGGCCACCGCTACATCCACAGCAAAAACCAGTTCATCACCCGCGCCATGCGCATGCCCGGCATGAGCAAGCGCGAACGCCAGCTGTACATGGATGGCGCCAGCCGCAAGCAAGCCTCTTTTCTGTTCCCGCCCAATGTCGACCAGGGCGACAAAAGCCACTCCGCGTGGCTTACCGACAGCGCAGAACGATTTTCCGAAGCCGCCAGAGAATGGAACCGACCATGATGTTTACGCAGTTTACGCGCACGTTGACGCAGGCCGCATTACGCAAGTTACTGATTATTTGCATAAGTTTACGCAGTTTACGCAGTTTACGCACCGCGCACACATGCGCGAGTCAACACAATAGCAAGCATATATACATGAACAACTCTCATATGCGAAGCAACTGCGTAAACTGCGTAAACTGCGTAAACTTATTAACAATATCAAATAGTTATATATACAAAGTGCGTAAACCAAGCGTAAACCAAGCGTAAACATAAAAAACGGACGCGCCATGCTCAAAATCACCGTCGACACCACATCCCTGGCAAATGGTTTAAAAGCCACCCAGCGCAAAATCGAGCGCAGCACTGCCATTGCCCTCACCAAAACCGTACAGCACGCCCAGAAAGCCGTTATTGCTGAAATGCCGCGCGTATTCGACCGCCCGACGCCGTACACCCTGCGCGGCACACGGGTGAAACCGGCCAGCTACAAGACCGGCCGCATGGAAGCATCGGTGGAGTTCAAGACCGACGTCAGCAAGGGCACGCCAGCGGAAAAATACCTGCAGGCCGAGGTATACGGCGGATCGCGCCGGCTAAAACGGTTTGAGGTGGCGTTGCAACGCATTGGAGTGTTACCGGCTGGCATGTTTGCAGTGCCGGGTAAAGCGATGCGGCTGGATGCGTTTGGCGGCATCCCGGCGCGGACAATCGTGCAGCTGCTCAGCTATCTGCAGGCATTTGGAGAGCAAGGCTATCGTGCCAACACCAGTGCAGAAAAGCGCGCCAAGCTCGCAAAGGGAAGCCGCAGCAAATACGGCTACGAGCTGGTGGTGATTCGCCCAGGGCAGCGTCCTGCGCGCGGCGGCAAGCAGCTCGCCCCGGGCGTGTGGAAACGCACCTACACCGGATTCGGTAGCAGCCTGCAGCCGTTGCTGATGTTTGTCCGCCAACCCATGTATCGCCCGCGGCTCGATCTGGATCGGATCCGCGATCGGGCGGTGGAAACCCATTTCGCCACCGAATTCGCCAAGGTGTTTGCATCATGACCCACGACCTGTTTGGCCAGCCCGGCAGCCAACAAAAAGCCAAAGCCATTTGCCGAAAAACCGACCGGCACATCATGCGCAGGGTAAAAAGCGAATCCAACCTGAGCGAAATACTGCCAACCCGGCTGGAAATGGGCCACAGCTACCACGTCATCAGCCATGGCGACGTCGACGCACTCAGCTACCTGATCCACATCAGCCGGCACACAGTGCTCGAAACACTCACCATCAGCTCATGGTGCATGGCCATGACCGATATCGACTGGCTGAAAAGCCAGCAACAAGCCGGGAAAATCGGGCATATCCATTTCATACTGGGCGAAATTTTCCCAAGCCAGTACCCGGACGAATACACCGCGCTGGCGACCATGGATAAGGCCGGAGACTGCACTCTGAAAATAGCCAGAAATCACGCCAAAGTCATGGCTGGCGCAAACCCGGAGCAAGGCATCTGGTTCGCCATCGAAAGCAGCAGCAACATCAACACCAACCCGCGAATCGAACAAACCGCCATCCACATGAGCCAGGACCTGCACGACTTTTACGTTGATTTCTACGCCGGCATCAAATCCATCGACGGAAACCGCTACGAAAGACGCAGCGCATGACCGCCACCATGACCCAGGCCGAATTCGCCCGCCACATCGGCGTAGCGAAAAGCTACATCAGCAAACTCAAAGACGCCGGCCGATTGGTTATGACCCCGGAAGGCATGGTCAACGTCGACGAAAGCAAACAACGCATCGCCGCCACCGCCGACCCTGGCAAAGACGACGTCAGCGCAAAATGGCAACAAGCCAGAGACTCCCACACGCAGCCCACCCCGCCAGCTAGGGAAGAAGACAGCGACAACCCAAGCTACCAGGCCGCCCGAGCCGACAAAGAACGCTACGCCGCCAAGATGGCCAAGCTCGAATACGAGCGCGCCATCGGCAAACTGGTCGACAAGGCCGATGTGCAGGCGGTAGTAGAAGACGTGATCACGCAGTTTCGGCAGGGGCTGGAAAACCTGCCGTATCGGCTGGCGCCGGAACTGGTCGGGATGGATCTGGATGGCATCCGCGCGGCGCTGAAGCAGGAGATATTCGAGGCGCTGGGCAAGATGCAGCGCGGGTTTGTTAGGCAGATAGATGAAATTGGAAAGGTCGAGCAATGAAAGATGATGGCGTTTCTGTTGGCAATCGCCTGCTGGCGCATATAAACAGCAAGATGCACGAAGGGGGTTGCCCAAAGGCCGGATGTATTGGCGAGTGCGCTGCCATCGATGAGCATTGCGGGTTATGGTGGGCGGCGCTCTACATTTGGGATTCGGAGTTCAACGACTCCAGTCGCGTAGCAAAGTGGTTTAACGATGCTGGCGCCGTTGATGTAACGGTGGCGCACGTACTGTACGACGATGCAAACGGAGACCGCGACGGACGAACTTTTGACGGAATTCGGGCATGGCATGTGACATTCAGTATGCCGATGGAAGAAGTCGGAAAGGAGGGCGCGCGTGAATAGTGAATTGACAGACCGTGAATTGTTGGAGATGGCGGCGAAGGCGGCTGGATACGTGGTCGACGAGGATTTCGATAGAACAGATATACGCTCAACGACTGGCGCGCCTGTTCCATGGCGGCCGTTGGATGATGATGGCGATGCGCTGCGGCTGGCGGTGCGGTTGGGGATATGCGTAGAGCCGTACCCGGTCTATCAGCCGGAAAAACATAGCGTAATGGTTAAACAGCGCTGCCAACTTGACACGCTGAGGGTGCCAAACAAAACGGAATGTTTGGAGCTATACGGGGATGATCCTTATGCAGCAATCCGCCGCGCCATCGTCCGCTGCGCCGCATCTATTGGCCAGATGAAAGCGTAAAGGGCCGCCATGCACCGCGACGACGCCCTCCTGACCGTCCTCACCGCCGCCGAAAAAGCCACGCGGCCGAAATCCCCGCTCACTGTCAGCGAGTGGGCGGATAACAATCGCTTGCTGACCTCCGAGAGCAGTGCCGAGGCGGGGGAGTGGCGCACCAGCCGCGTGCCGTATCTGCGCGAGATCATGGACTGCCTGAGTGAAGACAGCCCTGTGCGCAAGGTGGTGTTTCAGAAATCGTCGCAGGTCGGTGGCCCGCTCGCGCTGGATACCCCGATACCAACGGCGGATGGCTGGACCACCATGGGCCAGATCAGGCTGGGCGACGTGATTTTTGACGAAACCGGCGCGCCATGCCGGGTAACCTACGTTTCGCCAGTGTTCGAAGGTCGGCAGTGCTTCCAGATCGTTTTTTCCGATGGAGCCTGCTTTGTAGCGGACGATCAGCATCGATGGACGGTATGCGACGATTTCCCGGGGCATAAGGGTAAAAAGCGCGGAAGCCGGAATAGTCGGGTTGCCACGCTTACCACGCGGGAAATTGCGCAGACCTACCGCCTCAACAACCGCAATCGCTACGCCATCCCGGTCTGTGGCGCACTGGAATTGCCAGAAGCAGACCTGCCTATTCCGCCATATCTGCTGGGGGCATGGCTGGCGAATGGCAATTCCAGCGGAAACCAGATTACCGTGCATGAAGAGGATGCGGCAGAGATTGCAGGGCTGCTGCAAGCCTCCGGGGCACAGGCGACCGCCAGAAAAATGCCATGGGACAAAGGCCGCGCCGCCAATATCCTGTTCCGCCTGCCGGGCAAGCCGTGGCTGCCAGCGCTGCGCGCCATCGGCATGGAGTCTGGCAAGCGCATTCCATCAAATTACTTGCGGGCATCGCACGATCAGCGGCTGGCGCTGTTGCGCGGCTTGATGGACGGGGACGGCAATATAGACGGGCGTGGTCGCTGCGAATATTCAAGCGCAAATCGCAGGTTGTTTGACGGCGTGCTGGAACTGGCTCGCAGCTTAGGCCTAAAGCCTGGGGTGTGCGAAGTCCAGTCCAAGGGATTTGGTACGGCTGCGCCAAAGACGGACGGGCGCCACTACCGGCTGAGTTTTATCGCCTATGCCGATCAGCCTGTATTCGACTTGGCCCGCAAGCGCGCTCGGCAACCAGAACAGGCTGGCCGCAGAGTGAGCGAAACCAAGCGGCGCCGAATCGTAGAGGTGATACCGTGCGATTCCGTGCCGGTGCGCTGCATTGGCGTTGACTCGCCAAGCCATCTGTATCTGGCGGGAAGCCATATGGTGGCCACCCATAACACCGAAGCCGGTGTTAACTGGATCGGCTACATCATGGCGCATGCCAAGGGGCCGACGGCGATTGTGATGCCAACCGAGAAGGCGCTCAGCGACTGGATGAGCCAGAAGTTTGACCCGATGGCGGCAGGCACACCAGCCGTGCGCGATGTGCTGGCCAGCCGCAGCAACCGGGCAGGCGACAACAGTGCCGCGCGCAAGCGTTTTACCGGCGGCATTTTCTACGCCAAAACAGCCGGGTCGACCACGGAGCTGAAATCCACCTCGCTGCGTTATGCGATTGCCGACGAGGTGGACGAATACGACTGGACCACGCTGCAGGGTAACCCGCTGGCGCTGCTGGAGGTGCGGCAGAAGACCTTCCACGACCGCAAGCTGTTTGTGGTCAGCTCGCCAACCGTGAAAGACGCCAGCCGCATCGAGGAGCAGTTCGAGCTGGGCGACCAGCGCCGCTATATGCTGCCATGCCCGCACTGTGGCCACCGCCAGCATCTGGTGTGGGGCAATGTGCGCTGGAGCGTGCTCAATCATCGCGTCACGCGGGCGTGGTATGTGTGCCAGGACTGCGGCGCAGAAATCGACGAACACCAGAAGCCGGCCATGCTGGCTGCGGGGAAATGGCAGCCGCACAACCCGGATGCGCTGTGGCGCAGTTATCACATCAACGCGCTGTATGCGCCGCTCGGCATTGGCGAAACATGGGCAGAGCTGGCCACGCAGTGGCTGCTGGCGCAAAACGATCTGACCAAGCTGGTGGCGTTTATCAACACCGTGCTGGGCGAAACATGGGCAGACCGCAGCCGCGACATCAAGGTCAACGACCTGCTGGCGCGGGTTGAGCCCTACAGCCAGCGCACGGTTCCGCCGGGCTGCCTGGTGATGACGGCCGGCGTGGATGTGCAGGATGATCGGCTGGAGATCCAGATCACCGGCTGGGGCAGCGGCAACCGCAGCTGGGAGCTGGATTATCACGTGCTGCACGGCAGCCCGACCAGTGATGCGCTGTGGATGGCGCTGGCGCAATACATCAATGGCGCCGTGTTCGAAAACGCCTACAGCAAGCAGTTGCGCATCGAGGCCACCGCCATCGACACCGGCGGCCATCACACCCACATGGTGTATGCGTTTGTGCGTAGCGGCGCTGTGCGCCGGCCGCTCGCCTGCAAGGGCGCCAGCACGCCGGGCAAGGTTATCCTGGGCAAGCCCAGCAAGCAGGACGTCAACCTGCGAGGGCAGACCGTTAAAAAGGGCGTGCACCTGTATCTGGTCGGAACCGACACCGCCAAGGCGCTGTTATATGGCCGCCTGCACGACGACGCAGACCAGCCGCCAGAATTGCGAAAGGTGCATTTCAGCCATGATCTCGAATCCAGCTACTTTGACCAGCTGGTGAGCGAAACCTACAACCCGCGCAAGCAGCGCTGGGAGCTGAAAAAGGGCAAGCGTAACGAAGCGCTGGATACCTGGGTGCTATCGCTCGCCGCCAGCCATCACCCGGAGCTGCATGTGCACAAATGGACCAAGCTGGACTGGCAGCGCCGCGCTGCGATGCTGGAGCCAGAAGCGGTGCCGGCAGTGGTGTCACCAGAGCCAGAATCGACTGCCGCGCCACCGCCGCCAACAGCCAAGCCAGCTCGGGCGCCAGCGCCTGCGCGCACTGGCAACGGTTTTGCCAGCGGTGACTGGATGGAGCGGTTATAATCAAGCAAAACAGAGCCGGTGCAACCGGCCAGAGATTGAGGAGCCAACCCAGCCGCCGCGCGGCGGACGGAGAGGCCAATGAGCAGCAGCATCGATCAGCAGGTATCGCTGACAAACGAAATCACCCGCATCCTGCGCGAAGAAATCGGCTATCACGAGCAATTCGCGCTCCCCATCGCCCAGGCTGTGGTTAATGGCCTGATCAAGCGCCGCGCTGGCGATTTGCTGTATGTGCCAACCGGCCGCAATAGCAAGATTGCAGAGCGCAACCAGCAAATACGCCGCGAGTTCAACGGCCGTAATTGCCGCGAGCTGTGCCAGCAGCACCGGCTCAGCCGAGCCCGCCTGTATCAGATCGTCAGCGAGAAAGATTAATCCACAATTCATGTGGATAACCGTTTGCACACCTGCGCCAGCGCCCGGATTTTTCGGGCGTTTCTGCGTTTGCCTGCCAAACAGGCAATAGTCCACCTTTCCCCCTAAAAAACTAGACAGCCATCCGGCGACACTCCGAATCAATATCGGAGAGCCACGCATGAGCACAGCCAGCGACATGATTGCCAAATACCTTGACGCCGAAAAAGCGGTGCTTGAGGGTAAAACCGTGCGCCTGGGCGAGCGCCTGCTGGGGATGGAGGATCTGGAACAGATCCGCAAAGGCCGGCAGGAATGGGAGCAGCGGCTCGCGCGTGAGCAGGCCGGCAACGCCGCCCCGCGTATTGGCGGGGTGAGTTTCAGCGTGGCGCGGATGGACTGAGCATGAACTTACTCGACCGTCTTGTTGCTTATATTTCGCCCTATGCCGGCGTGCGCCGCGCGCAGCTGCGCGAGGCGCTGGCGCATTACGAAGCCGCCAAAAAATCCACTCAACGCAAATTCCGCCAAGACATCCTGTCGCCCAATCAGCTGGTTGATCAGGGCGCCGCCGCCTTGCGTGCCCAGGCGCGCCACCTGGAGCGCAATCACGACATCAGCCGTGGCGCATTGCGCACGCTGGTCAATAACATCGTCGGCCCCAACGGTATCGGCATCGAGCCGCAGCCGCGCCGTGCGGATGGCTCCATTCATGAGGAGTATGCCAAGGCGCTGCTGGAGGCGTGGCGCGACTGGTGCAAGACGCCGGAAGTGACGCATCGCTTCAGCTGGGCAAAATCGCAGCGGCTGCTGGCCAAGGCGTGGATTCGTGACGGCGAAGGGCTGGCGCAGCAGCTGATCGGCCCGGTGCCGAAGCTGGATCACGGCACCCGCGTGCCGTATTCGCTGGAGTTGTTCGAGGCGGACATGGTGCCGCTGGAATACAACGATGGCGATCGCATTCGGCAGGGCATTGAAATCAATGGCTGGGGCCGGCCGGTGGGTTATTACGTGTGGCGCAGCAACCCGCAGGAGAGCGCCGGCCTGCCGCGAGCGGACATGCTGCGCCGCATCAGCGCCGAGCGCATGCTGCACATCGTCAGCGTGGATCGCATTGGCCAGCTGCGTGGCGTGTCTGAATTCGCCAGCATCATCACTCGCCTGGATGACATCAAAGACTACGAAGAGAGCGAGCGCATTGCCGCGAAGATTGCGGCAGCGCTGACCGCCTACGTCAAGCGTGGCAGCCCGGACGATTACACGCCGCAGGTGGATGAGGCCGGCACCCCGGTACCGCGCGATATTCGCATCCAGCCCGGCATGATTATCGATGGACTGGCAGCGGGCGAGGAGATCGGCCTGATCGACACCAAGCGGCCCAACCCGAATGTGGCGATTTTCCGTCAGGGGCAACTGCGTGCCGCTGCCGCCGGTATCGGCGCCAGCTACAGCAGCATCAGCCGCGATTACAACGGCACCTACAGCGCGCAACGGCAGGAGCTGGTAGAGCAGTGGGTGCATTACGCCGTGCTCACCGACGAATTCACCGGTCAGGTGGTACAGCCGGTGTGGGAACAGTTTGTCGCCATCGCGCATTTGTCTGGAGTGGTGCCAACGCCGTCCGACGTGGTGGCGGGCAGCGAAAACGATGCGCTCTACATCGGCCAGAACATGCCGTGGATCGACCCGATGCGTGAGGCAGAAGCCAGCCTGGCGCTGGTGCAGGCCGGCTTTGCGAGCGAGGTTGAGGTCATCCGCCGCCGCGGCGCGCGGCCTGACGATGTGCTGGAGCAGATTGCGACGTGGCGCAAAAAGGTCGCCAGTAAAGGGCTGACGCTGAATAGCGACGCCGCCAATGATAAACAAGCCGCCGGCCCGATGCCGGCAAGTGGAGCGTGAAATGCTGAATAAACTTGGTGGCCACGTAGCCCAGTTGGCGACGGATGCGGCGGGGGTAACAACGTTATCTGCCGGTAACGACGTGCTGTCTGTAATCGTGCCAAAAGGCGGCGACCATGAAATCATGATGGCGCAAGAGTGGCTTATGGCGCGGGCATCAGAAGGTGTCATCGAGCTTTCACCTGGTCAAAAATATACACTATCACAGCCAATAACGATTGATACGTCGTTTATCGGCGTATTCGGGAAAGGCTCTGTATTTGATATTTCAGGCATTACTGCAGGTGCCGCAGTTACATTAGGCGCATCAGCAGCTAGCGGCGATTCCCGATTTGCCAGGCAGTCGGAATTTTGCGGGCTTACGATCATAGGCAATCCTGCACTTGGGCGAGACTCTCAGCAGACGGCAATCAGAGCACATACAGATACTGCAAACGCCAGCGTAAGGGCGGTAATTGAGAGGGTTAAAATTCGCCACGCAAAATCAGGCGTTGTTGTTGGTAGCAGGGCTTACATGCTAAAAATGCGAGCTGTAAGCGTGAGCGTAACTAAATTCTGCGTCCAGCAAGAGGCCGGAGCGGTTGATTTCACCGAAGGCGTATCGTTAATCGATTGCGTTATGTTTAATTCTGATTGTCTACTGCAAGACCTCGGAGGTCAGCGTTGGCGGATATATGGTGGTCACTTTGATTATTTTGGAGATTCGACTGGCACTAGAGTGACGGCTGACGATAGATTAATAGATTTGAGGGCAAGCGCATCATTAGAGGCGTATGGCGCGCACATGGAATGGAATTACGGCGATTATGCAGGGCAAACAAATGCGCCGATTAATATGGTTGGGAATAATGTGAGGCTGGTAATTGTTGGCGGTGTTTGCATGAAGTACGGCGGGCAAGACCCTTATTATGCGGCCACAATTGCAACTGACAATATATCGCAAGTGCTGTCAATTCGAGACATGAAGGCGGTCAAGCTGGGAAGGGTTGGCAACGCCACTCATGATGACTGTCTAGTTTCCGGTGCGCTGGCGAATCACGCCGGAGACGGGTCGAAGGTCATTATTGATAATTTAATGCCAGCCGGAACCGCAACAAGCGATCTGCCGTCTGTGCCTGCGTACTATTACCGTGGCTCTTATTTACGCAGCGGCGTAGATGATCCGTATGCGGAATTGATCCACCGCATATCGGTCACTGGATCTGCCGTTGTTGCGTCAGCAAATAGCCCTGACGGCAGCGTGGCTGCGCGAAACAGTACCGGTAAGATGCTGAAGATTACCGGGCAGGGGAAAGTCCTGATTTCGTTCCCTGTTTACGAGCCAATGCGACGCCATGCGTGGGCTTTTTTTCTAAATGCCAGCGCGGCAGTCGGATCAATCACGGTTAAGGAGCGTCACTCCACTTTTGTAAACAAGTGGGATGGTGCGACTCAAGCCATCTCAGCCGATGCCCGCGCTGGGTATGGGAATACAACAAAGACCGTCACAGCCGGAGGAGCAAATCAGTGGGAGCGCATATCATGGAAAGACACAAACTCTGACAATCTTATCACGCCGCGCATGAATAACACGGTTTTTGCCATCGAAATCGACAGCGCTGGTATGACATCTGGAGCGCTATATCTGGATGACGCAGCGTTTTCACTGATGTGACCATCCCCCACCAAAACCCGCCCCGGCGGGTTTTTTATTGCCCATTGCCCAACAAGACCACATGACACGCGACAACCAATCCACAGTTGTCGCGTGAAAATTAGTCCACCTTTCCCACTAAAAAACTAGACACCCATCCGGCGAAACTGAGGGCAACTTCAGGAGAGCCGGATGTCCAAACCAAGCCCGTACATCGTTCGTGCCAGCGCCAACCGCAGCGCCGAGTTGCTGATTTACAG